CACCACCGACCCGCGCTCAATCAAAGCAATGAGCACGAGCGACTGGATCGCAGCCGAGCGGCAACGACAGGTCAAGGCGTGGGAAGCGAAACACGGACGTTAATTCAAATTAGGAGTTTTATAGATCATGGCTAACTCAATCCTTACGATTGACATGATCACCCGGAAGGCTCTCGAAATCCTTGAGAACAACCTGGTGATCACCCGGACGGTCAACCGTCAGTACGACGACAGCTTTGCTGTCCAAGGCGCAAAAATCGGCTCCACGCTGCGTATCCGTCTGCCGGACCGCGCACTGGTGACCGACGGTGCTGCGCTGCAAGTTCAAGACGACAACGAGCAGTTCACCACTCTGACTGTTTCGAGCCAAAAGCACATCGGCGTGAACTTCACGACCGCTGAGCTGACCATGCAGCTCGATGACTTCGCAGAGCGTGTGCTGAAGCCTCGTATTAGTCAGCTTGCCTCCAGCATCGACGCTGACGTTGCCAACAGCTTCAAGAGCATCTACCAGTCGGTTGGCACCCCAGGCACCACGCCCGGAACCAGCTTGGTGCTGCTGCAAGGCCAACAGAAGCTGAACGAAGCCGCTGCGGTCATGGCTCCCCGCTATGCCACCGTCAACCCGGCTGCAAACGCTGGCCTCGTCGAAGGCATGAAGGGTCTGTTCAACCCCACCAACACCATCAGCCGTCAGTTCAAGAATGGCCTGATGGGCGAGGGTGTGCTGGGCTTTGAAGAAGTCAGCATGTCGCAGTCAATCAAGCAGCACACCACCGGCACCCGCACGGGTTCGCACACGGTGACCAGCGCTGTGACGGCTCAAGGCTCAACCACGATCCTGATCACGGGCACTGGCACGCAGACGATCAAGCAAGGTGACGTGTTCACCGTTGCCAACGTCTTTGCGGTCAACCCGCAGACTCGTGAGTCGACCGGCAGCCTGCAACAGTTCGTGGCCACTGCGGACGCAACCGCCACCGGCGGCGCGTACACCGTCAGCGTCAGCCCCGCGATGTACACCTCCGGCCATGCGCTTGCGACGATCGATGCGTTCCCGCAAGCCAGCGCTGTGGTGACCTTCTTGGGTAGCGCCAGCACTCAGTACCCGCAAAACCTGGTCTATCACAAAGATGCGATCACGTTTGCGACCGCTGACCTGCTGATGCCGCAAGGCGTAGACATGGCCTCGCGCCAAGTGCATAACGGCATCTCGATGCGTATTGTTCGTCAATACGACATCAACAATGACCGTCTGCCCTGCCGTATTGACGTGCTCTACGGCTTCTCGGTCATCCGTCCGCAGATGGGCGTACGCCTCTGGGGCTAACGTCTAATACGAGGCTAGTAGGGATCTACTAGCCTCGTTTCTATTTAATTTGAAAGGATACAATCATGGCTCTTCCTAATGGTGCTGGTGGTTATCAGCTTGGCGCGGGAAACCGCGCTGAAACCACGATGGGTTATGCGGACGCGCCGCAAACCGCTACTGCGACCGCAACCCTGTCTGCTGCTCAGATCTTGGGCGGTATGCTGGTAGCGAACCCCTCAACCTCGGCTGCGACCTACACGCTGCCGACCGCTGCGCTGATCGACGCGGCGCTGCCGAATGCAACGATCGGCAGCACGTTTGATCTGTTCATCGTGAACACCGGAACGTCGTCCGGTACTGTCACGCTTGCAACGGCAACGGGTCTGACCGACGGCGGGAATGCGTTTGTGGCGGTGGCGATTACCTCCAGCGCCGCGTTCCGGTTCCTCAAAACGGCCGAGGGTGCGTACACGGTCTACAAGATCGCGTAAAGAAGCAAGCACATGGCAGCGAACAACAAACCTGTTGGCGTGGCCTGACGCATCGCGCGGCCTTCGGGCCGCGCATTTTTGAAAGGATCGATCATGCCTAATACCAAGGCTGTCGGTGTCGCGTACAGCGACCCCGAGTTTGAAAGCGTGGCGGTGACCGGAGCCATTACCGGCGCAAGCGTGGCGGTGACCGGCAAACTGAGCGGCACGCAACTGGATCTGAACGCGCCTGTGACTAAGACTGCTAGCTTCACGTTAGGTGAAACTGAAAACTTTGTCATTGCCAACGGCTCTGCGGCAAATGTTACTGTGACGCTGCCGTCAGGCACTGATCAGATTGGCCGTGTTCTGTTTGTCAAAAATCTGTCGGGCACTTACACCCTGATCTCGGCGTCGTCGAACGTCAAACCGCGTACGTCTAATACGGCTGCTACCGCCATTCTGGCGGCAACTGCTGGTGCATGGGCGATCTTGGTTTGCGAAGACGGCACGAATTGGGTTGTGATGGCCGGCAACTAACCTGGCGGGGGCTTCGGCCCCCGACTTTTATGCCCATCATCTATCTGCGTCACCCGCGCCACGGCGAGAAGGTTGCCATCTCTGACCTGGAAGCGGAGTATGATGAACAAAACGGCTGGTCGCGCTATACTCCCGGTGAGTCACAGCCCGAGCCAGTGAACGAACTGCGCCCGCGTCGTCGCCGGGAGGCCAAGGATGCAGAGTTACTATGACGTCGTAACGGATTCCGGCAACCGCCCGATTGCGGGTGCGCAGGTATTCGTCTACAACTACGACGGCACGCTTGCTACGCTGTATGGCGATCAGGCTCTGCTCTCAACGACGGTTCTGGCAAGCAACGGCACGCCTTACATCGTTAACCAAGACCTTCTTAGCCCGCAGGCCAATCCAATTGTCACGGGCGCTGACGGCAAGTTTCTGTTCTTTGCGGCCAACGGTGTGTACAGCGTTGTCATCACGGCAGACAACTACGACACCCGCACGCTGGTCGCCACGCTGAACGACCCAACGCCCCCTGCGCCGTCGGTCAGCCCTTACGTCACGTTTGCGCTGTCGTCAGCATCGCCCAACGCTACGGTCAACGTAGTGTCGATGGCGCCTGTAGCGCCAACTGCAAACTCAGACTTGGCGCTGGTGCCTAAAGGCAATGGTGCGCTGCTTGCGCAAGTGCCAACCGGCACAACCGCTGGCGGCAACAAGCGCGGGACGTACGCGGTTGACTGGCAGACCATTCGCACTGGTGCTACACAGGTGGCGAGTGGATCGCTTGCTGTAATCGGTGGTGGATACGCAAATATTTCGTCTGGGACAAACAGCACAGTCTCGGGTGGGAGTCAGTGCCAAGCGACACAGACTGGCGCGACAGTTGGTGGCGGCGGCGGCAATATTGCAAGCAGTTTTTATTCGGCAGTAGCCGGTGGCGCTGACAACACCGCCAGCGCGACGCACTCAACTATCGCCGGCGGTCGGTTGAATGTAGCCAGCGGCGACTATTCTGCGATTGGGGGCGGCCGAGAGCATATTGCAAACAGCGCGTTTTCAACGGTTTCAGGCGGCGCTTACGGGTCAACCCGAGGCGTAATTGGCTACCATGCATTTCCAGCCTGTAACGGCCCTATTCTGCCGGTTCCAGGCGGGCTTTCGCAAGCTGGTTTGCTGGTGCTTGGTGCCGAGACAACTGACGCGACGCCAACTGTTATCCGCAGCAATACATCCGCCGCAAGCACGACCAACCAGCTCATTCTGCCAAACAATAGCGCCTATTATTTTAAAGGCTCCGTAATTGCCAACGTAACCGGAGCAGGCAATACAAAATCATGGACGTTTGATGGGCAGATCAAACGCGGCGCCAACGCTGCGGCTACGACCCTGACAGGCTCGACGGTGAGCAGTCCGTATGGGGATGCTGGTGCGTCTACTTGGGCGGTGGCGTTGACTGCCGACACGACAAACGGCGGCCTTGCAGTTACCGTAACGGGCCAAGCTGGAACCACTATTCGGTGGGTGTGCAAACTAGAAACCACTGAGGTAACGTACTAACATGACTGTACTCACGCTTAGCGGTAACGAGGCTACAGCAGGCGACCTGATCAACGGTGCGTTGCGGCTGCTGGGCGTGCTGGCGGAGGCCGAAACACCTTCGGCAGCCATGTCAGAAGACGCGCTGATTGCCATGAACGAGATGATCGAGTCATGGAACACCGAGCGGCTTGCGGTGTTCTCGACGCAGGATCAGGTCTTTAGCTGGCCCGCCACGGCGATCAGCCGCACGCTCGGGCCGACAGGCGACTTTGTGGGCAACCGCCCAATTATGATTGACGACTCGACCTACTTCAAAGACCCGACCACCGGCGTCTCGTACGGCTTGAAACTCATTAACCAGCAGCAGTACAACGGGATTGCGTTAAAGACGGTGAGCAGCACCTATCCGCAGGTCATGTGGACCAACATGACGTTTCCCAACGTCGAGATGTACATCTACCCAGTGCCCACGCGGGTGCTGGAGTTTCACATTGTGTCGGTGCAAGAGCTGACGCAGCCTGCTGCGCTTAGCACCCCGATTCTGTTTCCGCAAGGCTACTTCCGCTGCTTTCGCTACAACTTGGCGTGCGAGATCGCGCCCGAGTACGGCGTCGAGCCGTCGCGGCAAGTGCAGCAGATTGCGATGACGTCCAAGCGCAACCTGAAGCGCATCAACAATCCTGACGACCTAATGTCGATCCCGTACAGCATCGTTGGGAATCGTCAGCGCTACAACATCTACGCCGGCAATTTCTAATGAAATCGCCCATCCTCGGCGCCGCTTATGTTGCCCGCAGCATCAACGCTGCGGACAACCGGCTCGTCAACATGTACCCGGAGTCCACCCCGGATGGCGGCAAGACGGCGGCGTACTTTCAGCGGGTGCCGGGAATCTCAGGCATTTTTCCGTTAGGCGGCACCGGCAGCGTTCGCGGCATGTGGGTTGTGAAGGGCGTGCTGTACGCGGTTGTCGGCACGCGGTTCATATCGCTAACAGGCATTGGCACAAGTAACGTCACGCCCACTACTATCAGCTCCAGCATCTCTGGCACCGGGCCTGTCAGCATGGTGGACAACGGCATACAGATCTTCATCGCCACCAACCCAGACGGCTACATCTACAACATCAACACGACGGCGTTTGCAAAGATCGGCGACCCCGACTTTCCAGGCGCTGTCACCGTAGGCTACATCAACGGCTATTTTGTGTTCAATGAGCCAAACAGCCAGCGCGTGTGGGTAACGGAACTGTTTGATGGTACCAGCGTCGACCCGCTGTCGTTTGCAAGCGCTGAAGCCTCGCCAGACAACGTGGTGTCGCTGATTGTCGATCACAAAGAAATCTGGATCTTCGGCAACAACTCGACCGAGGTCTGGTACGACGCTGGCCAGCCAGACTACCCGCTTGCCCCCATCCAAGGCGCGTTTCTTGAGACAGGCTGCGCTGCGCCGTACTCGGTCGCCAAGATGGACAACAGCGTCTTCTGGCTGTCGGCTGACGCGCGTGGCTTTGGTATGGTCTACCGCGCCCGTGGCTACCAGCCGCAGCGCATCTCGACGCACGCAATCGAGTACGCTATCCAGACGTATTCGACGATCTCGGACGCCATCGCCTACACTTACCAGCAAGACGGTCACCTCTTCTATGTGCTGACGTTCCCCACTGCTAATGTCACGTGGGTCTACGATGCGGCCACTAACATGTGGCACCAGCGCGGCTACATTTCTAGCACTACCGGCGAGCTAAACCGTCACACGCCAACTTGCATAGCGGCGTTGGGCACGCGCGTATACGTAGGGCATGACACTGAGCCTGAGATTGGCTACTACGATTTCTCGTACTTCAACAATGAGTTCACCAACGCACGCCGTCAGGTGTGGCTGCGGTCGTGGCGGGCGCTGCCGTCGGGCGAGAACACGCTAAAGCGCACAGCCCAGCACACCTTGCAACTTGATTGCGAAGCGGGCACGTCTTCGGTGGCCGTGGTTAGCACCACTGGCGCTTCATCAGAAATGCTTGCCAGTCTGCGCTGGTCAGACGACGGCGGGCATACGTGGTCTAACCTCCACACCGTGTCGATGGGCTATGAAGGCCAGACCGGCCAGCGCGTGATCTGGCGCCGGTTGGGCATGACCACCAAGCTGCGCGATCGCGTTTATGAGGTCAGCGGATCTGGCTTTGGTAACGTCGCCATCATGGGCGCCGAGTTGCTTGCGAGCGGCACCAATGCCTAATATCACGCGCATCCCCGCGCAACGTGTGCCGGTCATTGAAGGGCCGGACAACACTATGCAGCGGGAGTGGTACCGCTTCTTCAACAACTCGTTCACGCTCTTGGGGCTGGGGCAGAATCAGTTCACGCTGGAAGACTTGCAGGTTGACCCGGCGGCACAGACACCTCAACTTGTAACGACGCGGTACGGCTATTTCTACGACACCACTACGCAAACCGCCGCATCGATCAACACCGCGTACGGCATGACGTTCAACTCGGTTGGCTTTAGTCGAGGTGTGACCATTGGCACGCCGACGTCGCGCATCTATGTTGATCGGCCAGGCATCTTCAACATTGAGTTTTCAGCGCAACTCGATAAAATCTCTGGTGGCACCGCGTTTATTTTTATCTGGCTGCGTGTTAACGGCGTAAATGTGCCCGACTCGGCATCCCAAGTCCGCATCCAAGGTAACAACGCTGAAATTGTGGCTGCGTGGAATTACCTTCACGAATTTAACGCTGGCGACTACTTTGAAATAATGTGGTCCACCGACGATACAAGCTGTCAAATACTTGCTGCGGCAGCTTCGGCGCCGGTTCCGGGCATCCCCTCGGTCATCTTGACCGTGACAAACAATCTTTGAGGCTTGTATGGCTACCATCGCACCAGTATTCAAGTTTCAATTTCTGGACGGCAACGGCAATCCGTTGACGGCTGGCAAGCTGTACACCTACATCGCCGGGACCACCACGCCGCTGACAACCTACACGACCGCCGCAGAGACGACGCCCAACACTAACCCAATCATTCTTGACTCCGCAGGCCGCGCTGACATCTTCTTGACGGCTGGTTCGGCGTATAAGTTTGTACTTGCTAACGCAGGCAACGTCACGCAGTACACCGTCGACAACATCACCGCGCCAGGTACGATGTCGACGCAGAACGCCAGCGCTGTCACCATCACGGGCGGCACAATCAGCGGCGTCACCATCACCGGTCCGATCACCGGCGACGTTACCGGCAACCTGACGGGCAACGTCACTGGCAACCTGACCGGCAATGTGACGGGCGGCGCCATCGTCGGCGAGTCGTACAACGGAGGTCAGCTTGCGGGTCTGCGCAACAAGATCATCAACGGTGCGATGGAAGTAGCGCAACGCGGCACTTCGTTTACGGTCGGCACAGGTTTTGGGGCTTTTTATACGCTTGATCGGTTTTCGCGTATTGCAGTAACACCATCTTCATCATCACTAACAATCACCCAAACTTCCGATGGCCCGGCCAGCGAGCCGACGCTTCCGTACAGTCTTCGTTGTACTGTGGCCACCGCTGACCCCACTGTCACCGCGTCAGAATTTTTTACATTAATTCAAAAAATTGAAGGCTATTCTGCGCGCGATCTTATCGGCAAAACTTTCACGCTTTCGTTTTGGGCTCGGTCGACTAAAGTTGGCACGCATTGCGTGGCGTTCTATAACAACGACTACCCCAGTGCTGACCGTTACTACGTGGCGGAATACAACATCTCTGTTGCAGATACGTGGGAATATAAAGAGATTACGGTTATCGGTGGCTTGATTACCGCTGGGACTTGGGACTGGACCAACGGAAGCGGGTTGACTGTAGGATGGACGCTTTATTGCGGCGCGACCCGGCAAGGCGTAGCGGGCAGTTGGCAGTCTGGCTGGGCGTTAGCTACCTCTTCGCAAGTTAACGTGCTGGACACCATCGGCAACATCTTTGCAATTACAGGCGCGCAACTGGAAGTTGGCAACACACCTACGCCGTTTGAGCACCGCCCGTTTGGTGTAGAGCTTGGCATGTGCCAGCGGTACTATGAGAAATCGTTTCCGTACGCAACCGCGCCAGCGCAAAACGTAGGCTCTGTATTGGGCGCCGCGTATGCAACTGGTCAAGTGCTTAATCAAGGATTCTCTTCGCACGTTAACTTTGCGGTAGCTAAGCGAGCCGCCCCAACAATCACAACCTACGCGCCAGACGCGGCGTCTGCAAACTGGACAACTGTTGCTGTCGTCACTCCAACTGCGGGCACTGCAAATATTGGCGATAGTGGTTTTGCAGTCACAGGCTCTACAGCAGTCACGGCGGGTCAATTTTATTCGATCCATTGGCAAGCTAATGCGGAGCTTTGACCATGTACCAACTGACGCAGCAAGTTATTCGCCGTATCAGTGACGGCGCTTGGATTCCGATGGACCCCGCCAACCGTGATTACCAAGAGTATCTGGCGTGGGTAGCCGAAGGCAATCAGCCGTTGCCTGCCGAGGACTGACATGCCCATCACCGCTAGGACGTTGGTTGAATCCAAAGCAGTTGAGCAGGTGCAGACAACCCAGTACACTGCGCCCACCACCGCTACGATCATTGACAAGATGACCGCAATCAACTACAGCGCTGCGGTCCGAACGATCAGCGTCAACATCGTACCGGCGGGGCAGACTGCGGCGAGCAGCAATCTGGTCGTGCAGAACAAATCGCTACAGCCTGGCGAAGCGTACACATTTCCTGAGATTGCAGGGCACATCCTGACCTTGGGCGATTCCATCTCAACGCTTGGCAGTCTTGCAGCGTCTATGAGCTTACGAGTTAGCGGCAGGGAGATATCGTAATGAGCTTTTTTAAAGATTTAGAAGATTTTGCCAAAGGCTTTGTTACGACTGTTGGCGGGATAGTTGACGACGTAGCGTCAGCAATTGCGCGACCGCTTGGCGTTCACCCGGACGTAGTTAAAGTTGCTGCCGCCGCGTTGGGGATGTATTACCAAACGGGAGGTTTTGCTACTGCGGCAGGGGAAGCAGTGTCCGAAGCCGCAGCCGCTGACTTGGTTGCGGCTCACGGTGCAGAGGCGCTTGCGGTTATGGGGGACGCTTCCGCAGCCGCCGAGCTTGCTGCTGCTACAGGCGCCGCGCTGCCCTCTGGCATAGACCCAGCGATGCTTGCGTCGCAGTTGGCCGCTGAAGGTAACATAGCATCTGCGGCGCATATTGCGTCTACCGCAGGCGTTTCTACCGCGCCGATCGTTGACTCTTTGATCGCAAGCGGTCAGTACGACGCTGCGGTGCAATTGACGATGGCTACTAACCCAATGGAACTTGGGTTTGTAAACCAAAACATTGGCTTGGCAAAAACTGCGGCTGAAACCGCCACTGCGTTCCCGGTCGCCACTTCGCCGCTGGCGACGATGGGTGGCCCGAACATTTTGATGGACTTCCCAGCGAACATGATCGATGCGTCGCTAGGACAGTCTTACAACGCGCTTGGCGTAGGAGCGGGGGTTCCTGCGGCTGCGGGGACAGTGGGGGCTGCAAATGCTTTGACAATGGCGGATCTTGCTGCTGCGGACGCCAGCGCAGGATTGCTTGGGTCGTCTAACGCGCTAACTACTGGAGCAGGTGCCGGTACCCTTGCAGGCTACGGTGGCGCTGGTGATGTGTTGAACGCCGCAACCGGCGGAGTAATTACCGGCGCTGACGCCGCTACCGGGCTAGGTGCTGCCGCCGCTGGTGCAGCAACTGGGGCGGGGGCAGCCACTAACGCGCTGTCAGGCTACGGCGGCGCTGGCGATGTGCTAGACCCCGTAACTGGCTCTGTTATTAGCGCTGCTGACGCAGCAGCAATTACAAACGCTGGGTTTAATCTCAGTGATTTTGCCAAACTTGCCAAAGATTACGGTGTTCCGTTGTCTTTGCTGGCCAGCGCCTTTATGGGCTCCCGCGCGGCCACGGACGCTGCAAACATCCAAGCAGAGTCAGCCCGTGAGGCGCGTCAGCTTGCCCGTGACATCTTCAACGAGCAGAAGGCGCTGCAAGAGCCCTACCGCGCAGCCGGCATCACGGCGCAGAATCAGCTCCTTAACCTGCTCGGGCTGTCGGGCAACACGGCGGCTGCCGAATACGGCAAGTTTGCGCGTCCGTTTGGCATGTCAGACTTTCAGGCTGACCCCGGCTATGCGTTCCGGTTGAGCGAAGGTATGAAGGCGCTAGAGGCCAGCCGCGCCGCGAAGGGCGGTCTGCTGTCCGGCGCTACCGGCAAGGCGTTGCAGCGCTACGGTCAAGAGATGGGCTCGCAAGAGTACGGCAGCGCATTCAATCGGTTCCAAACCGAGCGCTCCAACCGCCTGCAACCGTTGTCGGGCCTGACGACGCTGGGTCAAGCGGCGGCATCTAATCAAGGAGCTGCTGCGGGGGCATTTGGGCAGACCGCAGGCAACCTGACAACTAGCATCGGAGCGGCGCAAGCGGCTGGTCAAGTGGGCATGACAAATGCCTTGACAGGGGCGTTAGGTCAGTACCTAAACTATTCAGCTAATCAAGACTTGGCAAACGCTTTGCGTCGGTCGTCGTACCTCCCGTAAGGAATAGCTATGCCGCTTCAACCAAACATTGCTTTGCAAGTGCAAGGGCTGCAACTGCCCGATCCACTAGCCCAATCAGGTCGCGTAGCGCAGATCCAGAACGCCCTTCAGCAACAACGCATGGGCGAGATGCAGATCCAGAACGCTCTGCGTGAGCAGCGGCGCAAAGGTGAGCTTGAGAAAATTTTGGGTGGGTTTGGGCCGGAAGCTAAAGCGGCTGAAATCTCACCTGCTTTGGTACGCGGCGGGTTCTTGACTGAGGCGCGCACTCTCATGCAGTCAGAAGCCCAGTTGGAAGAAACGCGGCGCAAGGCCCAAGAAGCCGAATACAAAGGAATGATTAGCAAAGCTGATCTTGTGGGTCGAGTGCTCGGCGCGGCTAGGGATCAAGATTCGTTTGATTTTGCGATTAAGAAATTGTCAGAGCAGGGTATCTTCACGCCTGCCGACGTACAGTTTTTGGGGTCGACGTACGACCCGACGCGCGTCAAGCAAATTCTCGACACCACCATGTCGCAGAAAGATCGGCTGGAAGCGGCGCTCAAAGAACGCACGACCGCAGCCCAAGAAGCGCAAGCTAGCGCCGCCGGCACACGCGCCCAAGCCGCCGTGTCTCAAGCCGTTACGGCAGCGGACAGAGCAAAG